TGCTCCAGTTAAAGTCGTGGCCGTAACCTCCCAGGGAATGTCCGAGCCCTTCGTGTGCCATTGTTGAGGCCCAATCACAATCACTAATTGTATTATAGAAAGCGAACCTGTTTAAATTGATAATCGTCTGAGGAGGTTGCCGAAATGCAACTGCGGAAGTAGGAGCAGGGCATCGAAAACCAAGCCTCATGCATCTAGAGTACATCTTGACAGGGATAATCCCATTTAGTGACTGAAGATGTTTTAAAACCTCTTCTGAGGATTTGTTATTTGTATCAATCATGCTTCTGTTTAAGATTTCATTGGCGAAACACTGAGAAGAAATAACCTCGTTAATCTTTTTTGAAGCTTTAAGAATTTTAACACGTTCGGTTTTTGTCGAGTAATAACTAACAGGGATAAACTCAACAGACGCGAAGGCCTGTAAAGACATTGTTAGTAAAATAATAACTTTCATTTATTTCTCACCCTTGTTAATTAAATAAATCAAGGCCTCTACCTGCCTTTCTTCCTCATTAGCAGCATAAGAAGCAGCAGCAGCGGTAGTCGAAGCATAAATAGCATAAGTAGCAGCAGCAGCGGCAGAAGCATAAGCAGAGGTAGCAATAGGAGCATAAATAGCATAAATAGCATAAGCAGGAGCATCAGAAACAGAGGCAGCACAAGCAGATGTAGCATCATAAGCATAAGAGCCATAAGCAGACACGGCGCAATCTATTGCGAACACCTCAACGTCAACTCTTTTCATGATTCGCAATAATACCCATAATTTATCTATGTGATTTATCTTATCCATCGATAAAAACTCTTCATGATCCCCATTAAAGTCTGAATAATATTCTAGAAAGTTATCCAATCGGTGTTTGCAAGGCTTAAGTTTTTTAATGATTTGTGTTGTTATTTTCATTTATTCCCCTGCGTCCATTTCATTAATTGATTCATGCAATCTCTCTTCGATACTCCCATGAATGATTTTCCGCTCTCCGTTATCAATTCCCATACATTTCATTTTACTTTCTGGCACTTCATTATCAAAATCCCTCAATACGCTTTCCACTTCTGGAAATTCGTTTTTATTTAAACACTCTCGGCAGATAATTCTCGTATGTTTATCAGTCAGGAGGTCGGTATTAGTCCCACACTGGAGACAAACTATCTTCCAAAAATTACTCACTTATTCCTCGTTATCATGTGATTGCATTGTATAAGCTTGTTATTGTCGTTTATCCTTTGTTGATAAACCTGGCGCATTTCGCGCTCTGTTTTCATCATCACAAATTCATGAGAATAGAAAGCGGTGAAGCCAATGGATAATAACCAAAGGTAGGCAAGTGTAAGAAAATCATATCGGGTTAAGTTCATTTTAATGCAATCCTTTTTTTTGGTCAGAAATTTCGCACATTTTACTCACTTGTATTATCCTTTTTCATATCCGCGAAGGCCAAGTCATCCACTGTTACGTTAAAATGATTCGCAAGCTCCTTGACGTTAATATCAAGCATCTGACTAGCTACCTCTCCAATGTACCAACCGTATAAAGTTCCCCATGGAATCATTGTTTCCCTTTGAACTTCCGCTAGGCTTTCCTTGCTTTCATTTAGCAAAAAAATGAAATTCTCTTGAAGGTTATTAACTTTAACCTTATCTTTTTTTGCCTCATCCGTTTTGGGTAGAGAATCAAACATTAACAAATTGTTTTCACTCATGTTTCGCCTTCGTTATTTATTTAATAACGAAAGAACGGCATTTTTTTTACAATTGGTAATGAAAAATATTCTTACTTTTTCTAAAATTTCCTACACCCTTTCTTACATTTGATTCGTCACCTTTAAATCTTTTTCTCAGAGGCGAAAGGGTTATTTCCTCAACTTGTCCGGTATTAGTATTATAAATCTTAAAATCATTTGCTGACAGCCGTTTTACACGAAAGACAATGCCCGTTTTAATCTCGTGATAAATTAGTTTGTATTCGGATAAATCAATCATGAGATAATCCATTGATTCGGACAAGCGCGCTTCTCGCACGATCGCCGTTATCCATAATATCCATACTGTCCACCCATGGTGAATACTCTGTCGGAATATCCCGCACAGAAATCATTAAGCGATTGCAGTTTTCATAAAATTCTAAAGCATCTTTCATTGTCATGTTTTCAGATTCAAGAAGTTTTATTTTCAAGTGTTGGGCATCTATCATACTAGCTCCTGTGGTAAATATCCTGAATAATCCATCGTTTTAAAATCTTGTTTCCTGAGATCTAGAACTGATCCAGTGTTAATACCAAGCCTTTCAAGTGCTTCATTTTTATTTTTATTAACCTTGGCCGCTAGGACGCCTTTAACAAGTCGCTCAATTTGGGCATTCATAGTTTCGAAATTTTCTGAATTTCTAAGGTCTGTAGTATTTCCAATGGCAAGAAAAACCATCTTAGCATCCTCCGAAAGATTAGACATATTTTCTCTCTCGAGGTCTTGGTGCCACGACCTAATGAATTGGATTATCTCTTTGACAATAATTGGTGCCAGGTCTTCTTTTTTTTCAGTCGGAGGCTTGAGATGATTCAAGATTTCTGCCATTGAAGGAAAGAAAGCTGAGCCGGAATTAATAACTTTTTTAAAAGCATAAATGATTTGTTGCGGCGTATAGTTTGAAAGAGCCTTAGCATAAGCAGTAATTCTTTCATCGGTTGGCGCCTGGTTAAAAAAAAGACTCATCTCGTAAACAGCTTCTTTGATCGGTAAAAGGTCTTTCATGCTATCTCTCCATTTTCTCGTGCAAGGCGTTGCGCTGTATAAGGATTTCCGGTTGGATTTTCGGGGGTGCCTACTGTGCCATTGGTTTTTAATTTAAATGCTTTCTGGGTACCATTCTGTTTGTCTGGGGTGCCAGAATATTGACCGTTTAAGACCTTTAAGGCGTTGCCATGAATTACTAACCAGTTAAGCGTTGCGACAAAGCCAGCAGAGTTTCCAATTAAAAATTCAGATGATTTAACTTTTTCAAAAATCTCGCGCCACGTTTCTAGCGTTTGAAAATCTTTGAAAGATGTTGTTGTTATGAAATCTTCACGCTGTTTTGCGCTTAGATCGCGACAGAAGCTAATTTTACCTGTCTTGGTATTTGCCAGCATGTCGTTAAATAACTGGATCACTGTGTCAATTTTTAACGCGCTCTTAGTATTAAGAAAAGAAAGGGAAGAAGAATCCTTATCCTTATCCATATCCATATCCATATCCATATCCTTATCCATATCACCTAGCGAGTCATAGGGTTTAGTAACTAGCCCCTCATGAGTAACTACTAAGTAAATGTAAGGACTGGTTTCAACTCTATGTTTTTCAAGTGATTTTAAAACGCCCTTGTGCGCGTTATTTTTAATATTTAATGGCACACCGTATTGAAAACGGATAAACTTTTTAATGAACCAAATATCATCTGATAAAACATCTACACGCTGACTGAATGCGTTGATAGCGGATTGTTTGTCGACTGGCGAGTTTAAGCAGTAACTCGCTAGCCTAAAATTGACCTTCCAGAATCCGGCATGGTCACAAGTGTCAGTTATGTATATCCATAAAATTTTCAAAATAGGATCAAGCTCCGTAAACCATTCGTCTTTCCATTTATCTGTATCTGTAAATCTTTTAGCCATTTCAGTAATTTCCTTTTCTCTAAATCGGTTGCGTTTATCTGGGGCTGTCAACTATTGAGGCCATATCATCCAGAAAAACTTAAAAGGCTTTTAAGTTAGCCAGAGCCAGAGCCAGAGCCAGAGCCAGAGCCAGAGCCAGAGCCATAGCCATCGCCAGAGCCAGAGCCAGAGCCAGAGCCAGAGCCATAGCCATCGCCAGAGCCAGAGCCATAGCCAGAGCCATAGCCATCGCCATAGCCAGAGCCAGAGCCAGAGCCAGAGCCATAGCCATCTCCTACGCTTTCCATATAGGCACCAAGTCAATCGATTCTTTGCATTTCGCCGTGGCATCTAAAATTTCTATGGCCTGAAGCAGTTTGATCCGATCAACTTCGCAAGGGAATTTGCAGCTTTTCGGCGCAGATGTTCCATCGATTGCTAGTTGGGATAAAGATGCAGCACCGGCCCATTGCCATAGTCTGCGAGCGTTCAAAACAGTAACTTCTTGACCGTTTTGTGATTCGATATACCCTGCAAAAACACCGGCCGAATAAGTCCTTACGATAACGTACTTTAAACCGTCTTTTTGAGGATACGATTTGATTGTGTCTTTTTTGACATAATCAACCCCGTTAATACTAATAACTTCAATTTCTTTAGACATGAAAACTCCTTGTTGCTACTGGTTCTAAAAACTCTCTAACTAGCTTAAGTTTCGTTTGAACCGCGATACAGTTCTTAATTAAGATCTCTTTCATTGCCTTAATGTATTCCTCATCACGCTCAATCGTGATAACGAGCGGCTTTAGCTCGGGATAGTAAGACATGAAAACCCACTTACTAAAACCAGTGACAAGCATTGCGCCTTGTATCTGCGCCTTATACTTAGATGGTAATGATCCGCTTGAAATGTATTCAATATGTGTATGAAGACTAGGGGCCTTAAGCTCTAGGCCGATACTATTTTCTAGATCGATGCCGTCGGGCGAGCACCCGAAATCATAATCAGTAGACTTGATTAATCCGCACTTGGAGAAATTGTAATCATGTGAGAAATTGATAAAGCCTAGCGCTTTGTCTTCAAGTTCTGCACCTCGCATCATGGCATCTGACTGAAATGTATCATCAGGCCTACCGGCAATGATCTCTGCCACTAGTCGGTTATTTACATTATCTGAGCTTGTCGAGGCCTTGCCGGTTGTGGTGATGGCACTATCAAAGAAAGAGGCAGTCCATACACCAAGGCGGTCCAAATACCACTCGGGAGTTCTTTGAGGGAATTCGCTTATCTTAAACATTGGCTTCCTTTTTAGGTCTCATAGCGAGAGATCTTTTTTCTTTTAGCGCGTGAATTGCGTTTTTTGCCTCATAAGTAGAGAAATCCTCAAGCTTGGCAATTTGAAAAGCAGCGGAAAACTTTGCTTCATCGGTTTTTGTGAGCTTGATTAACTCCCTAATCTCACTCAGCTGATCTTGAGATATATCGTTATCAATTGCCCTATGCGCGTCATCATCCTCACCAGTCGTAACAAGACCTAGAGCATTTTCAAGCCCGGCCCGTTTAACGTAAGTCAGAGCAGACTTTCTTCTTTGGCTTGAGTTCATTCGCGCATCATCGTGCATCGATTCGAATTCGAGAGTAGAGATTTCAGTATGCCCGTCTCTATGTTTAATTTTAGTTACAAGCTTAGACTTTAAAGGGCCTTCAACAACATCGAATGAAAAAGCAAATCCAAATCTTTGAAGGATAGGCTTAATAACAGCTACGATTTCATCCAGGGGTGAATAGTCGTAGGCGGTCGTTTTGCCACTAGGTGAAGTAAAGCTAGTTTTCTTATTCTTTACAATAATTGGGCATTCTCCCTGAAAACCTGCCATAGCCTCATTGAAAGCTCTTTCCGATTGTCGATTCTCCATTTTAATCTGAAGATCCAAGAACTTTTCCAAACGGTCGGGGTCAATGTCAGTGCGCTGAACAATAGCAATTAGCGCGTCCTGCATACTCATCTCTTTTTTGACCTCTAACGGTTGTTCACTGGTAACAATAATTGCCTTGCTCATCTTAATCCTCTCTATTGTTTAAATATTTTTCTTCTCTTTCCGCTTCTCACTCACACTCCATAGCGTAATCATATGCGTCTTGTAGACTCTCGCTACATTCAGTGCAGGCAGATTGCTCCGTATCGTGTTCGATTTCCATCGTTCGAGAGTTGCACCTTGCAACGTCGATCACTTCCATGTTGTTACAGGCTTCACAGTCAGGATCAGGGCGGGCAATCACTCTTTTGTGTCTCATATTAATTCCCTTTCATTTCGTCTTGCAGTCGATCAGATCTAATTTCTTGCTTTACCAGTTCCTCGCACTGTTCTTTCTCAAGAGTAGCGAGAGTGTGCTCATATTCGTAATTAGTTATAAGCGCCAATTGATCTAATAGAGAGTTAAGCCCACTTGATTTCCCGTAATGCAACATTTCGGCAAGGCTCTCGCCCCGCAGCTTACATTCAAGCTCTCTTTCTTTGTGGTGAGCAATTTCGGAATGGATTAAATTAACTAGTATGTCACGGTTGATGGTTCTTTTCATTTACGCCACTTCCTTTGAAGCCAATTTTCTGGCATCGGTTTCATGTTCGGTTAATTCGTCTTCAGTTGGTTGGTAACAGTCACAGTGGTGCAAATGAGGGCATTTAGAGTGTTTAACCTTGAGGCCAATCAGGTGCCAGTAGAAGACTGCGCGTTCGCCGTAGCGAGTGTCTTCATAATCATGAATTCGCTCAAATGTTGCCGAAACAAAAACACGTTTGCCGTTTTCGGTTTCAGACGCGAAGTCGAGTTCAAGCATAAAGTCTCCGTAAAAAGGCGCATAAATAGATTGGGTAAAAAATACCCATTTAGTTTTAATTAAAGAAGAAAATCGTTTATCTAAGCAGGCTTCTTTTTCAGTTCATGATCGCTAAAAAGTTCGCTATCTTTTAAACCAGTGGCCTGTAACAACGCCAATTGTTCAGGTTTTGACGGCTGCCTTTCAGACTTAAGAATTCTCCCAAGCGTGTAGTAGCCTATACCAGACTTAACAGAGAGTGATTCTTTTGCCTGGGATCCTTGACAAGCAAGCCAGTCGAGAAGGATTTGAATATTTAATATTTTCATAAGTTCATGGTAGCACAGGACAATATAAAATGGAAGCAAAATGGTAGGCTATAGTTAAAACGTGTAATTGTTACAATAATTACGGCCATACTATGCTTTTTAAATCCTTGTAATGGCTTAATATTAAAAGAAATCCCGATTATTTCTTAAATAGTTTACCTATTATTTAATTATAGTCTATAATATAATTATAGAAACAAACAAAGGGGAATAAAATGAAAACTTTTACTGCTGAAGAATTGAAAGAAGTTTTAAAATTACATACATTGTGGCTTGAGGATAATAATCTCGGTAAAAGAGCTAACCTACGCTCTGCGGACCTGAGTTATGCGAACCTACGCTCTGCGGACCTGAGCCATGCAAACCTAAGCTTTGCGGACCTGAGCCATGCAAAACTAAGCTTTGCGGACCTAACCTCTGCAAACCTACACTCTGCAGACCTGAGCTTTGCGGACCTAACCTCTGCGGACCTAAGCTCTGCGGACCTCAGGTTTGCGGACCTGAGCTCTGCGGACCTAAGCTCTGCAAACCTAAGCTTTGCAGACCTGAGCTCCGCAAACCTAAGGTTTGCGGACCTAACCTCTGCAAACCTAAGCTCTGCGGACCTCAGGTTTGCGGACCTAGCCTCCGCGGACATGAGGTTAATAAAAGAAGATTTCATTTCAAAGCTTTTAATCCTTAAGCTGGAAGTTCCTGGCCTATATAAAGCTGTTATAGATGGAAAGATAGACGGTTCATCTTATGAGAGTGAGTGTGCTTGCTTTGTAGGAACTATAGCAAACAACATGGGGGTAAATAAAAATGAAACTGGAATAACCCTTGACCCAGATTCTCCAACTGAAAGGTTTTTTCTGGCAATTAATGAAGGCGATACTCCTGACAATAATTCAATATCAATGGTAATTAAGGAATGGCTGGAAGAATTCATGAATAAAGAATTAATTAAAATTCCATCTAGAACAGTTGTTTGGGATTAAGGGTGGGTAAAAGTGAGTAATTTAATGAAATGGACACAGGGGAATAAATGAAAATATTTAAAGTTAACAGTCTTGGCTTACTATTTATCAAGAAGACGTTAGAAGAAAAGACTTTTAACTGCAAAACCCATCCGTGGGTTAACGAGTTGGAAGAAAAAAAAGATAGTGGATCTACTATAGGTGTAGAAATGTCAGCAAGTCACACAAAGAGCAAGAGAATAGAGTATTTGGAGTTAAATGATAATCATTTCGATGTTGAGGTATTAGATGAAGATGAAGAGTAAAAAACCAGTCGGAAGACCAAGGCAAACACCTAGCGAAAAAGAGAAGAGAATGGTTTACATATCGCCAGAGGTGAAAGCTTTCTACCTTTTTCATGGCGAAGGTAATTTTTCAAAAGGCCTAGAAGTGATACAGAAAAAAGTAAATCTCGAGAATTAACTTCGCGCAATTGAAGCCAGTCTAGAAAGTCTAAACCCTGTGAATATAATTTATTCATGGGGTTAATTAAAAAAGTTCCGGTATTAGAAAAAGACATTGAAAGTTCAATACTTCAATATCTTGAATTTTGTGGTATTTTTGCCTGGAAAAATGTTACTGGAGGCTACTTCAACCCCAAAACCAATACCTTTAGAAAACAGAAAAGCAAGTATGCAATAAACGGCGTGAGCGATATCCTCGGAGTGTACCAGGGCAAATTTTTAGCAATTGAAGTAAAAACGCCAAAAAACAAAGTCAGAACCGAAGATCAAAACCATTTCATTCAGACAGTTAAAGATAAGGGCGGTATAGCTTTTTACGCTACATCTATCGATGATGTTAAAACAGAGCTAGGGTTATGAATAATCAGGGATGGCTCAAATTTATTGAAAGATCAACGGAAGCGCATCATATACGAGAAATCTTCAATGGCACCTATGCACTAATTAGTGATCCATTTGTCCAGGAAATATTTTTCTCTAAAATAAATGAACTATTGTTAAAGACAATGGATGGCCATACTAGAGACTCGCTTAATGATTTAAAAGAAGACATAGAGCTAGAGGTGGAGCACGGGGCAATGATGGCAGCGGCCAAGAATAGAAAGAGGCCCGTTGTTAGCAGGGTGAAAAACACTAAAAATCATGACTCGGATACGCTTAAAAATATAGTTATCATTTTAGATTCAATTAAAAATAAGTTGGTCCAAGTTGAGAGAATTTTGGAGCGAATAGAGGCACGTAACAGGTGCCAGGATAGTAATGAAAAAGGGTTTTAAGTGAAAATTAATTGCGCTCACACAAAACTGGTCGAGCTTCATAAGCTTGTACCTCATCCTAAGAATCCAAATAAGCACCCAAAAGAGCAGATCGAAAGACTGGCAAAGATTATTGATTACCAGGGGCAAAGGGCACCGATTGTAGTCTCTAATCGATCAGGATTTATCACCAAGGGGCATGGAAGGCTTGAGGCACTTAAGCTTTTAAAATGGAAGACAGGCGCAATTGATTACCAGGATTATGACGATGAAGCCCAGGAGTATGCCGACATTGTAGCGGATAACGCTATTTCATCGTGGGCAGAATTACAGCTTGCAGATATTAATATGGATATGCTTGATCTTGGGCCTGAGTTTGACATTGATCTTTTAGGGATTAAAGATTTCGTGATAGAGCCGATTGAAAAATTTGACTCAGAGTTTTCAGACAAAAACAAAGAAATTGATACTGAAAATTTTGGCAATGATCTAGAGCATCAATGTCCTAAATGCGGGTTTGAATTTAATGAATGAAGAATATAAGCCATCTTATAAATGGAACCTAACAGACTTAGATAAAGTTAAAAAGAACGGTCTAAAAGTATTTTCATGTTTTGCATGTGGCGGTGGCTTAACCATGGGCTACAAGCTTGCAGGGTTTGACGTTATAGGAGCAAATGATATTGATCCAGAGATGGCCTGGCATTATCAAACAAATCACAAACCCAAACACTACTTCCTAGAAGACATTAGAAAATTTAAACTCAGGGAAGACTTACCTAAAGAGCTTTACGATTTAGACATATTAGATGGGTCTCCTCCATGTTCAAGCTTTTCAATGGCAGGGTCAAGAGAGAAAGGCTGGGGTAAAAAAAAGCAATTTAGAGAGGGTCAAGCACTTCAAACACTAGATGATTTATTTTTTGACTTTATAGAGCTTGGAAGGAAGTTACGGCCAAAAGTTATTATTGCAGAGAATGTAAAAGGTATGCTTCATGGAAATGCTAAAGGGTATGTAAAGCAAATCATCGGCTTATTTAATACTATTGGATATGATGTTCAATTATTTTTATTAAATGCTGCATCAATGGGAGTCCCTCAAAAAAGAGAAAGAGTTTTCTTTATAGGTAAAAGAAAAGATTTAAATTTGCCTGATTTAAAGCTTGGGTTTTATCAAAAAGCAATAAGCTTATCTAGCTTACCACGCGGAGGCAAAGATGGGTCGAGTGCTTTATCTGTAAAGCAAGCACAAATATTTAAGTGGTGCAAATCTAAAAATGAAATATGCGGAGGGAAAGCACACACGGCACTGTTTGGGAAAAGATCAATGTTTAATACAGTAGTCCCCAGAAGTAATGAGCCTAGCCCGACTATAGCAGCAAATTGCGGAGTTTTGCACTGGCTCGAACCAAGAACAATATCTAATCATGAAGCATCTTTAATTGGCTCATACCCTCTTGATTATATTTTTAACAAAAAGAAAAAAGACATTGCAAAATACATGATCGGAATGAGTGTCCCACCTTTAATGACTTATGGAGTGGCCAAGCATGTTTATGAACAATGGTTTAAAGGGAAGTAATGGCAAAGCCTAAAATCAAATTAGAAGAAATGCAATTCGACGGTTGGGATCAATTAGAATCACTTGCAGTTTTTGGTGAGTTAGAATCTTGCGCTAAAAAACTTGGAATAAGCGCGGACACATTAGATAGAAGACTTAATGAAAAATATGGTTTCGGATTTGCGGTGTATAGGGAGAAAATAGCTAGACAAGGTCTCCGCTTTAATCTCGCTAGAAAACAATATGAGGTGGCCATGTCGGGCCATGCGGAGATGCTTAAATGGTTGGGTAAGTGTTATCTAGGCCAGTCAGAAAGGGTTGAGCATAAAGGTAAGGCTGTTGAGGTGACAGGCAAAGACGGTGCAACGCTTGAAACTTACGAAGCTTTTATGGCGAATTTAAAGGCCATGGAATATTCTGAATGATCGAGATTTTTGACCTAAATTTCTACGCCGAAAAGCTTCTAAGGGTTATTACTAAGAAGTCCACTTTCTCGCCATTAAAGTTTAATTCATACCAAAAAGAACTGACCAGGATAGCGCAGTCAGAAGAAAGGGACGGGAAACCTGTTCGCATAATTGTACTTAAGTGTCGCCAAATTGGTGGGTCAACTTGGGGCGGTGCTTATAACTTTCATCAGACCGTTACAAATCCCTATAGAAACTCAGTGGTGATTGCCCACGATGAAGACTCAACCACTAAGCTTTTTAATATGTGTAAACGCTTCTATGATTTCTTACCCAAGAAAATGAAGCCTATGAAGCGGTTCTCGAATAAAAAAGAACTTAAATTTGAAAACCCAGATGAGAATGACCGAGAAGAGAATCCAGGTCTAATGTCTGGACTTGAAGTAGAGACTGCTAATAACCTCACGGCAGGGCGAGGTGGAAGTATTCAGCATCTTCATTGCTCAGAGTTGGCATTTTGGAAAAACGCATCCACTGTCATCGGAGGGCTATTCCAGGCTGTACCCTATGAACCAGGCACCTCTATAATTATTGAGTCAACAGCTAACGGCGTGGCCGGAAATGGCCAGGAATTCTATGAAAGATGCATGGACGCCCAGAGCGGTAAGTCAGTATTTAAGCTGATCTTTTTTAAATGGACTGAAAATACTGAGTACGAAATCAACCCTCCGGAATGCTTTATTATGTCAGAGCATGAACATGACATGGTTAAGCTTCATCCAGAATTAACACTCAGAAAACTGGCTTGGCGTAGATATAAGATCGAAAACGAGATGGGGAAAACATTGATGGCCCCTGAAGATCAGTTCAAGCAAGAGTATCCGCTAACTATTTCTGAAGCGTTTATTTCATCAGGTCGGCCAGTATTTAACCAAGAGCGAATAAATTCAGATATTCATATGGCGCGTAACATTACGTTTGATCGGGTTGATATTATTAATGGTGTCACTGTGCCTAGTCCTAAGGGATTTTATAAGATTTATAAAACACCTGACGAAAAGAAAAGATACGCTATCGGGGCCGATGTTGCCGAAGGACTTGAGACGGGTGACTATTCGACCATGACAATCTTAAACAAAGAGCTGGAGCAAGTAGTGAGTTTTCATGGGCATCTTCACCCTGATACTTTTGGGGCAGAGATGTTGAAGGCCGGAAAATTATACAATGATGCCATGTTGGCACCGGAAGTTAATAATCACGGTTTGACTACCTTGACCCATATCATGAAAGCTTTTTACCCGTCCCTGTACATGAGAGAAATATTAGATGAGCGCACTGGAGAGTTAACCGACAAGGCCGGGTGGCGGACTAATGTTAAAACTAAGATTTTGATGCTTGATGAGTTTGTTGCCGCATATCGAGATGGAATGACCAAGATTAATGACATTGATCTTTTGCAAGAAATGGCAACACTGACACTTAATCCTGATGGATCGGTTGAACTCAATGGGAAAGATCGGGTTGTTTCGTACTGTGTAGCACTTCAAGCGGTAAAGCAAGTCACTGAAGGTCGGTCTGGATCGTTTGACACCGTGAACACTAAAAAGAATCGAGATTTTAAAACCATCGAAGAGATGCTTAATTTTAATAGCGATGAACGAGGAGAGAGCTACTTTGATTAAATTCTTTCGTTATTTATATTTATACTTTAAACCAATAAATCATATCGATGTCCCACTAGCAATCTGTGAAAGTCATTCGGTTTATGATCCATCTCTTGACGAAATGAGAATCTTAAGAGGCGAGGTCGAAAGTTATTTTGATTAAGCGATTTCACCCTTGAGCATTGACGCCTCATTACCAGAAATCTCCCCACCCATTTGCACTACTTCTTTTATAACTTCATCATCAATCATGCTTTTCTTTTTTGGGCCTAGACTTACTTGCTTTTCATTGCCGACTTCATACATACCTTTCTCTTTTAAAACATCTTTGTAATGCTGAGGGCTTTTAATCTCCATGCCCAAGGCAGGATTAAAACCAGTCTTAAAACCATCACCGCGGGTATTAGATCCGCCAATTATTCCCATGGTTGACCTTTGCCCAACTCCCATAAATTCTTGGAAACCGTTGTAAATCAATCTCACGTCATTATCTAGGCAGTATCGAGCAAGTATCTCCTTACCCGAGGTGGTTGGCTCGAGTTCAAGTACATGGCCGTCGGAAAATACGTATCGGAATGTTTTCATGCTTTAAAAGATAGCAATCCACACAGTGATTAATCTCGCTCAACTTTGGCAGGGCGTAGCCGCTCTATGATCACGCACTTTATTACTTTAATCTTTCAGCATACGCATACAAACCATGATCTAAGGTTGGTTTTTTGGAAGATAATAATTCAAAAGAAGTTGATAACCTAAAATCGGATGCTGAGACCGTTAAGCTTATTAATAAGCATTTCGAAGAAGCCAGTAATTACCGAAAGAGCTTTGAGCCTGAATGGGAAGAGTGTGAAGACTTCTATGCCAATAAGCACTGGAAAGATTCTAATAAGACATTCAAGAATCTAATTTTCCCTTTGATAGAACAAGAAATGTCTATTCTTACAGATTCTATGCCTGGCACAGATGTGCTTGCTTCTCGTCCTGAAAAAGATGAGGCAGCAAAAGTATTAGAAAACGCGATCCATTACGTATATGAACAACAAAACTTGCAGCTTAAGCAAGTCATGACTATTCGTTCGATGCTTAAGACTGGAAACGGATTTCAGTACGTTGATTTTGATCCTAACGGCGAAAATGGTGAGGGCACCGTTCTCATTAAAAATATTCCGTGGAGACATGTTTTCCTTGATCCAGCGGCCTCGGATATTGATGAGGCAGCATTTGTCGGGATCAAGTTTCCAGTTAGAACAGCGGAACTTAAAAGAAGATTTCCAAACTTTAAAGACAAGATAACACCTAATAATTCTGAGCAAGAATCAAGCGGCCAGGACAACAAGGGCCGTGAGGATCGTGATTCATTAGGTCGCACGTACTCAGGCGATATGGACAGATACAAGATAAATGACATGGCAATTCTCGAAGAGGCATGGCTTAGAGATTACACAATGACAGATATTCCCGAAGAGGACACCATCGCCGAAATTGAAAAAGAAACTAACGAATTCTTCCAGGGCATAAATCCAGACATAGGCCGCTATGAACATCACGAGAATCATATGGCCGCTCACGGTGCTCAAAAAGCTTCTATTGTCGCAGAGGCATTGGGTCTTTTGCCTCAAGATGTTACCGAACAAGATATAGAAAATCTCAAAGCGAACGATCCAGAAATCGGCATGGTCTTGATGTTGATTGATGACCATAACCGCATCCACGCTCAATACCAGGAAATCAACCCTGACAATCAAAAACCTAAATTCAACTCATCTCTTCGCCTTGTGATGAAAACAGGCGGAACGATTTTATATGATGGATCTGCTCCGGTTGATGATGGAATGGTTCCTCTTGTTCCATATTATGCTTACAAGGAAGAAGATTCTATTTGGGCATTTGGCGAAATTAAAAACATTCTCTCAAGTCAAAAATCTTATAATGAAATGGACAATGCCGAGTATGAATCACTCCATTTAACCTCTAACGGGGGTTATATCATTGGCTCAGATTGCGGAGTCAAGCCTTCAGAAATCTCAAATAAGCGCGGAAAAGTTTATGTGACTAATCCTGGTTCTCGTTTTGAAAGAAATGAACCTGGCCAAACATCTCCACAGTTAAGCATGAGAAAGCAAAACGACCAGATGGCGATGAATGATATCACTGGTGTGAACGCTGCTTCCCAAGGGCAGCAACCGGGTGGAGTCACGGCCGCAAAAGCTATTGCGGCACTACAACAAACTACCAATGGTAGAGTTAGGCTTAAGGCCACTCAGATAGCACTTTATTCTATGCCGAGACTTGGCAAGTTAACCGCTTCAAGAATTGTTAAATACTGGCCAGCAGAAAAGATGATGAGAATTACCGACTCAACTACTGGCGAAATCAAAGAAGTTATTTTTAACCCTGAAGAAATTAAAGACCTAGATTATTCAATCCGGGTTGTACCAGGAACACTAGCAGGGACAGACAAGGAAGCAATTTTTGGAGTACTAGAGGCATTTGTTGAAAAAGGCATGATCACGCCGAAAACTTTTATCACTATTGCACCAGGCATTCCTTATAAAAAGAAAATCTTGGAAGAGATGGAAGCGAATGATCAACAGGCCGCCATGCTTCAGCAACTGGCCGCAGAGAATGAACAAATGAAAGCACAATTAGGAATTATACCAGCGGATACCAGTCAAGAGGTAGCTCCTCAGGATGCGATGGTTACACAGGCACCAGAGATGGGCCAATAAAACGGAGTTTTTTGAATGAGTGAGTCTGAATCGTACTTTGAAAGCGCACTAACCGATCTAGGGATTGATCAAAGCTCTTTAGGTGAAGATCCGGTAGAACTACCGGAGGAATTATCTGAAGAGCACGGGGAAACTGTAGCACCGGAAGAGCAAGGAAGCGAGGAAAGTGACGTTGACGAGTTAAACGAGAAAGAGGCACCTATTGAAAGCTCTAAACCTGAAGAGGAGATTGCACCCATTGAGGAGCAAAAACTAACCCTCAAAGAATTTCAGGAAATTGCAAAGAAAGAGCAAGAGCTCGATCTAAAGCAAAAAGCATTTCAGGAAGAAATGTCAGTCAAGGAAAAGGAATTCCAAGCTCAGTACGGCGAGAAAGTAAGAGTCCATGACCAAATGGATGAATTCTTCTCTCACTTTGCCGAGAAAGATCCTGAGCTTTTCAGCATTCTCCAATCTGAATTCAGTGAATTTAACAAGCAGTTTACTAACCCCGTGGTGGATAAAGTTTCAAGGGAAGTCGCAGAGCTTCGTAAAGAGTTGGGCCAGTTTAAGGCCAAAGCTTCTGACGAGGTTGTCCGCACTAAGCTTGAATCTGAAGTGGTGCAAGTTAAAAACACAATCGGAAAAGATGCCGAGGCCGCAGGAATTAAAATCGATTACGCAGCAGTCGAAGACGTATGGGCCGATAATCCCAAGCTTTCTTACGAAGAGGCAGTTTGGTCTAAGTACGGTGCACAGCTTGCGAAAGCAATGGCATCTAAGGCCAAGGTTACCGCAGTAGAAAAGAAAGTCCAGGCAATACCCAAGGTCGTAACCGCTGGAACAGTCGCAAAATCTAATGTCAGGCCATCCGTTGATGTTTCTAAAATGTCTTGGGATCAGGCCACAAGGTACTTTGCAAAACAAGTAATGGGCAAAAACTAAACAAACAAACTTAAAGGAATTAATTTTATGGCCTTAACATTTTCACAAATCACAGCTATCGCAACTAACCTTATCGACAAGAAACTTACTGATAACGTCTATGGGTCTAATCCAGTTATCAAACGACTTTCTGACAAGTCTAAAAAAGTGGACGGCGGTGCAAAGATTCAAGTTCCAGTTATTTCTTCTAGCTCTACTTCGGGCGGAGCTTACGACGATCTAGACGCTTTGACTCTTACTCGTACTGATAATATCACAGCGGCAGTATATGACTGGAGACAATACTATGAAGCCATTCGTATTTCTCAGCTTGATATGATGAAAACATCAGGCGACGCTGGAAAGCTTGACCTAGTTAAGGCGAAACTTCAAGTTGCAGAATCTGCACTTGCCGACCGTCTCGGAACTGGTATTTTTTCTGCTGGTACATCTGCCAAAATTGACGGCTTCGAGGCCATGATTAGCGCAACTGCTACTTACGGCGGTATCATTGTTGCAGACATGGCATCTTGGGCCGCAGTTTCCAAGGCAAACGCCGGAACTGTTCGCCCATTAACTCTAGGTCTAATCCAGAGCTTGATTGGTGCATGTACTTACGGGAAAGACATGCCGTCTCTTTTAACTGCCTTGCAAGCTGTTTACGACGAAGCTTATAACCTTTTCCAACCTCATCAGCGTATCGAGTCTGATGAAATCGGGAAACTAGGATTTAAGTCTTTGGTTGTTAACGGAATTCCTCTAGTTGTTGACTCTCATATGAAAGCAGCCTCAATCTTCGCAATCAATGAAGAATTCGCACAATTAGTAATTCACAAAAACGGCGATATGAGAAAAGTTCACCATGACTCTCTTGAGGGGACAGATTCTTCTCTCCATAAGATTTTCTGGGCCGGTAACTTGACTTGTTCTGCTCGGCGTATGCATGGCGAGCTAGGTGATATCAAGACAGCTTAATTTAAAACAGGAGGGGACTTACACCCTCCTTTAAAAAACTAGGAGAATTTATGGCCTTTACATACGTTGAGACAAAAAGAGGAGTGATGGGAGACTTGAGATATCAAGTTTTCGAATGCACTTTTGGAGCGGTAACAACAGGACATATCCCAACTGGACTCAGTAACATTTTCTATGTTGATTTCAATAATGAAGTCACTGAGGCAGATGGGCTAGTCAGGAAAAATAAGGCATCTAACGGCTCAACCGATGCCTATGGTGGAGTTTATTTTAGTGGGTTTACTGCTAGTGATGTGGCCACAGTTATGGTTTTCGGAAAGTAATTAATTAAAGGCGGTTGATATGTCTAGATCTTGGAATGGATCTTCGCTAGTTACGGAGCTTAGTGCTTTACTGGGAGACACTTCAACCGCTTTTCAAGCTCGAGTCACGGGCTGGCTAAATGATATTCAATTCGATATTGGAACGCGCTTTGATTGGGCCTTTCATAAAGTTAAAGGTCAAAAGAATATTACTACAGGCTCAGAAGAATACTCACTTGAGGTTAGTACTCCAAGTGCTCCAGTGGTTGCCTTGGCGTCAGGCGGTTCACTAACTAGCGGCTCTGCATATTATGTATTAATAACCTATCTACAGGCAAACGGTGTAGAGTCTATTGCTGGCCCAACATCGTCCATTGCCTCACCATCTGGGGCCAATTTAACGATAAATCTTTCTAGCATTACAGTTTCATCAAATCCACTTGTCACACAAAGAAATATTTATTTAAAAAAAGATACTGGTAAATATTTTTTCCATTCGACTATTGCAAACAACGTGGCCACAACTGCCACGATTAGCACTAATACAGCGCTAACAATTGAGCCGCCTGATTATGCGGCCATTAGAAAACTTTCAGGATCACCATTTATAGAATTATCCTCAACTTATTTAAGATCAAAAGATTTAGAGCAATTAAGATATATTACAGGCGGAAACTTATCGACCGGGACGCCGGAATATTTTTCTATGATTGATCCAAATTCAATCGTTTTTTATCCCAAGCCTTCTAGCGCCATAGTTCTGAGCTTTGATTATTACCGTTATCCGTTTAGGCTTTTTAATGCAGATGATTCGCAACCTGATTTACCAATTTATTTAAAGCAAGTCCTTAAGGCCGGGGTTATTGCAATGGGCTTTGAATACCGTGACAGGTCCGGGCAAGAAACAAAAAAACAAACTTATGAATTAATGCTAATCGATGCTTTTAATCGCTACGGAAAGCCCGCAAATGTTGACTACACGATCAGGGATGTTTATGGAAACGTCGAAGGTAATGAGGTAGGGTAATGCCATTAAATAGCCGCGCCTCTAACAATCTAAGAAACTTTGACCTTCCTGTTTCGTATAAGGTTAATGAATCTCGCCCACGGCTTCGAGATGCTTTAAATGTTTTCTCAAACAATGGCCGTCTGGAAACAAGATTCGGAAGATCACTTTATAATACAACTCTCTTGGGCGGCTCAATTTTAAGCATGACATTCTTTCGCCACGCCAATGGCACTCGTTATGTTTTGGCCAAAGTAGGTGGAACTATTTTTTCAGTCTCATCAACCGGGGCAGCGACCGCAATCAAGACAGGACTTTCAACCACAACTAAACACCGTGGGCTTACGTGGTCTAGAGGCCAGTCAAGTAGACAAATTATATCGATTGAAAGTGATGGGCTATTTCAATTTAATGGAACTACTTTCACTCAACTAGGACAGGCGGTGCCAGTGTCACCCGTCCTCACAGCATCGGCCACAACAGGAACACTTTCGGCAAAGAGTTATGATGTTTATTTAACTTATTACTCGTCCACTACAGGCTTTGAATCAAATAAATCAGTAATTGCCTCAGTTAATAACGGCTCAATTCGTGCGATTCAAGATCTTACTTATTACGCAAAAACCTCAAACGATACGTCAAACTTGATAAATATTGCATATACAACAGGGGCCACGGCCGGTCTGGAGGTTGTCACTGTCAGCGGAAATAATATCTCTGTTCAAATAGCATCTGGAGTATCAACCGCCTTGCAAATTAAGGGCGCAGTAGGTTTAAGTGTGGCCGCATCGGCTTTAGTAACAGTGTCAATTACAGGCATATCATCATCGGCGCAAGTAACTGCCGCTGCCGCATTTCTACAAAACGGACGGCAATCCATTTTAGTTTCATCAATTCCTACAACTGCGGACAATGCTACAATAGATAAAATCAGAATTTATTTAAAAGATACGGCTTCGGTTGATGATCCTGTTTACATAACCGAATTAACGCTAGGGACTTCAAGTTATACAATTTCAAGCGTGGGGACATCGACCAATACCGCACCGATAGCAAATGGTGCTCCACTACCAGGCGGGGGAAAGTTTCTTGCCGAGTTTAACCGGAAGCTAGTTTATGCAGGGAACGCGACTTATCCAAATGATGTTATTTTTTCAGAAGAAGATTTACCTAGTGCTTTTAACGATGGGGGCGCAGACGGTCAACTGGTTTTATCCGCACCATTCAACGGAGAAGTCACAGGCATTGCAACGGGCCTTTTTAATGACAGTATCTTAACGCCATACTTAGTCGTTTTTAAAAAAAGATCGACATTTATTTATTCAGAAATAGCAGGCGAAGGAAAATTTATTCCTATCTCGCGAGAAATTGGCTGCGTTTCACACGAAACAATTCAAGTTAAAAACGGAGATGTTTATTTTTTAAGTGACCAGGGCTGGCGGATGATTTCTAGTGGCCGCATCGCCGCCGATGATAAAAACAACTCAGCAACATTGGGCCTAGGAGATATCGACGATATTTTTAGACAACCAGGATACGTATATGAGGCAAATAAGCTCCAGATGCAAAACTCTTTTTCTGTTTACTACTCAACACTTGACCAGTACATGACATGGATCGCCGAGGGCTCAAACTCCGACATGACTAAAACTTACGTATATGAGTTTCAAATAGGCGGCTTCAAGCCATATAGTTTTCAATCTGCCTCTACTTGCGCTTGTATTGGTGAGGATTCAAACGGTGCTGAGGTCGTATTTATGGCCGACAATGCAGGAGCAATTTATACACATTCAGTCAAAGAAGAAAGAGCAGATGATAATAATTTAGGGGTAGATCAGTCAATTGATGCCTTCGCCATGCTGACATGGCTAGATGGTGATGACCTGGATGCAAGCTATAATTTTAGAGAGCTCTTACTAAAAAGAGTTTCGACCGGAAACACTTTAACCGTCAAAACTTGGATTAATTACTCGTTAAACAACTTATCGGAACTGTCTTTTGATTTTGGAAATAGTTTAGAGGGTTTTATTTTAGATGTTTCCGTTTTAGATGAAGGCACCTTCGGAGATGATAGAACCATGATAGTGGCAAGGGCAGACATTAACAGAAGTGGGCAAAATATCCTCATAGGATTCTATCAGAACATTATTGGCGGGAATATAAATTTAATAAATGCACAAATTGACTTTAATAAAAATGGGAATAGAAACTAATGAAAAATATAGCAATTTTAATTTTTACAATTTTAAGCTTCGACGCATTCACAGTATGTACTAGCCCAATTTCTAGAACAAATAATAGCGCCAACGCTGTGTTAACATCAACAAAATATAATAATGATGTAAACACGGTTTATACAAAGGTGAACGAGCTGGCCGGGGACTGTATAACAGACGCAACAATATCAACGGCCAAGCTTATTAATGCATCAGTAACTAAAGTTAAACTCGCCACGGGTGCCACGGATTTTACCTTAAACGCTAAAACTAGTGCTTATTCAGTGGTAAATTCTGATGAACTTATAACCGCTGATGCAACTAGCGGAGCGTTCACGTTAACATTACCTACGGCGGTCGGTATCAGTGGACGCAGAATTATTTTTAAGAAAATTGATAGCTCTGTTAATGCTGTCACTCTTGACGGTAACGGCTCAGAAACAATAGACGGGGACTTAACCACGGGGTTAAATTTTCAAAACCAATCATCTACCATTATCTCAAATGGAGCTAACTGGATCGAGACGGGACCATCTGGAAAAACGGAGATTTTTAGTTTTACATTTGGCAATTCAACATCTGCAAGCTGCACATCTTCCCCATGCGCTTACCTTGATCAGATAGGTTCTAGAGTTACCTCAGTTACTAGAGCGTCGGCGGGAGATTATACGGCCAATCTAAACAGAACATTTGTAAAAATTATGTGCTCAGGAAACGGTCACAACCCAGGGATAAACACCGTTATACATCTAAAAATTACTTGTTCAAATTGTTCTAGCATGTTTTTTGCAACAGCAACTAGTGCAGGAGCCTCATCTGATAGTATCTCCACTATTGTCTGTCAGGGAATTTATTAATGAACGAGCTAGTTAAAATGTTTCAAGACTATGCAATAGAAAAAGGCTTTGGCCCTAGGATTTTCTTTTCTGAAAACATTGGCTTTGCTACTTATCACATAAATAAGAACGAGTGCTACATTGAAGATATTTATATTATTCCAGAAAAAAGACGTTATCACGCAGCAACCATGCTTGCTGAAAATATCGTTCGTATCGCTAAGGAAAATGATTGTAATATCCTGGCCGGCTCAGTGGTTCCAAGTGCTAACGGCTCAGACATTTCAAGAAAAGCACTAGTGTCATACGGGTTTAAGTTATTTGAAGCATCTGAAGATTTTGAAAAATACATCAAGGAGATTTAGATGGGTGGTAAGAAAAAGGGCGGATTTTTCGGGGGACTAGGAAGGATCTTTAACGGAAAGGAGCAAAAGTATAAGGCCGATGCATCTGCTGGGGGAATCAATGATCTTGGTTCTCAAGGGATTAACCAAATAAACGCAGGAGCGAGTGAGCTTAATAAGCTCTATAATAATCCAAACGAAACTGTAAATAATCAAATCGGAATTGAAAATAAACTCATGCGTGGAGCATCTGAAGACGCTACAAGGCGCACACGTGATCTAATCGCACAGAGAGGCATGGGCGGAAGTTCCATCGGACTCGGCCAAGAGGTTAATCAAAATAAAATGCTTTCAGATAAGCTTGCTATGAATAACGCTTCAGGTATGGAACGCTTAAAAGCACTTAGTCAGGAAAGAATTAACCTGGGAAATACTTTGCTTGCTCCTAAGCTTAGTCAGGGCCCTATCCAGATGACCGACATTAAGAAAAGAAGAGGCGGATTAACTGGTGAGGGTGGTCTTCTAGATACGGCCGCACCATTTGCAGGCGCAGCGGCCACAGCTTACGCTAAGGGCGGATAATAATATGGCATACACAACTCAATTCGACGTTGACCGCGCCGACTTTGCACGAAGACAAAACACTTTAGGCCAAATCGGTAACGGCATCGAGTCTGGAATTAAATTAATTGAAGAAAATAGAAGACGGGCCATTGATGAAAAAAGACAAAAACTTTCAGACGGGATGAAGTTTGCCGATGCTGGAGTTTCTGCCACCCCTGAGGAGTTAAAGGAATTTTCTGAAACTGGACACTCTCAAGGAATGTTTGATAAATATGCAAAAAACGCAGAAGAATCTAGGCTTCGAAAGATTGAGATTGAGGATACTGATAATAAATACAAGCAGCATTTAATGGGAGTTAAAGTGGCGGCGGCGTCCGTTCCAAAACTTACCCCGGATCAAAAAAGAGAAGATGTTTTAAAAACACACCAGGCAAAACTGGCCCTTACTGCCGCTTCTAAGCCTGTAAAGCTACCGCTAGAAAATGAAACAGTAGTTAAGGTATTGGCCAAGAAAAATGCAGACTCGGAATACATATCAAACACGCTTGATTCATTTCTTGAAAAATCAAAAGGCTACACAAACGACCAAATTCTTACACAGGGCAAACAACTGATTAAAACTATAAACTCAACACTCGGGCCAGATGCTACCGGAGCGGAAGAAGTAAAAAGATTAGCGAGTAAGCTAGAGTTTGCACTAGGTAACATGTTTAATGATAACCCTACACAATTTGGACGTGACCTTACAGGGTTTATAGAACAGGTCAGAGACACATCTAAAATAATGAGGGGAACCGTCGTTATGAATAAACAGGAGATAGAAAAGCAGTACGGAAGGACACCGGACCCTCAATCGGTTGAACATGAAGTAACAAGTCCTCAAAACGAAGAAGAAGTTAAGGCGATGAGTGATAAAGAATTAAAGGCCTATACTAAAAAAGCCCCTGTTAAAGGTAAGTCATAATGGATCGAGCACAACTAGAGCAGCTTGCTATTGAAAAAATGAGACAAACGCAGGATGCTCCTTTAAGTAGTATTGAGCGCGCCCAGCTTGAAAAAATGGCACTTGAAAAAATGGCACTTGAAAAAATGGCAAAATCTGGAATGACAGAAGTTAACACAGACAGGGAAGCATCATTAGGATTTGTTAACCGTGCCCAGTATGCCATTGAGCCGATTCAATCAAACCGGAAAGCCTTTCTAGAAAAGCAATACGGTCATGATAATATTATGGAAGATAAAAAAGGTGATTTATTCGTCAGGGAAAATGGGAGATTTCTTCCAGTTAACAAAGAAGGCTTTAGTGTTGCTGATGTTGCCGACTTTGCCGGGGCCACTCCAGAAATCGCTGGTGGGGTAGTTGGTACGGTAGCTGGAGCGATTGGCGGCGGCGGAGTGGCGAGTGTACCGGCCGCAATAGGGTTAGGAGCTGCTGGTGGAGCACTAGGATCAGTAATTAGACAAGGTGCCAGTGCTGCCCTGGGGACGCCTCAAGTGGCCAACATAGGAGAGAGGGCGCTAGAAACTGGAATGAGTGGCGTTTTTGGCGGGGTAGGAAGTGCTGCCGGGCTAGGTATTAAGGCAGTACTACCAAAAGCAAAACAGGGAATAAAAAATATTATTAAGTCATTGCCGAACAAAGGTGATGTTATAGAAACTTCTGCTAAAACTGTAGGCAAGGCCGATTTGCGTCTAGTGGGTGAAGTTACACCGGAGTATGTTGAGAAATCAGCAGATAATATCATGGGTGAAGTGGTCGATCAGTCGGGCCGCGATGTTGTACAAGAAGAAACAAAAAAACTAAAAGAAATAGCATTAAGGCAAGGTTTACCTGAGCCAACGTATGCCCAGGCAGCACAAGGAAAGGCCCTAATTGCCGAAACTAAATTAATGGATACACCTCTTATTGGCGGTAAGGCGCGAAAGCAAGTAGATAGTGCCTTAAAACTCATCAAGGGGAACCTTGAAAAGATTACAGGAGAATTTCTTAACTCTGATTCAACAGTTTTTGAGGTGGGCCATGCAGCAAGAGAAATGATGGAAACAGGACTGGCCTCATTTAAGAAAATAGCATCTGAGCTTTATGACCACGTTGAAGAATATGGATCGGGAGCAATGATAGGAAAAAGAACTTTTTTTAATAAATTTAGAGATTACGCAGGGAATATGGGTATAATTAACCCAGACTTGACACCAGCAAAATACTCTGCCGATACTGGATTGACTAGGGAGGCATTTGACCATATTCAATCTGCAGTTTTTGACGGAATGAATGCCATTAATAATAATCCATCTGGGAGGATACAATTTGCAGCAATAAACGCGCTTAGAAAAACACTTAAAGGAACAGTAAAAGAGTTAGAGAAAAAAAATCCAACCGCAGCGATGCACTTGAAAAAATTTGCAAGAACCTTGGATGATACTATTCAAAATGCTTTAAATCGAGAACATCCCAAGCTTGGAGAGGTCTTTAAAGAGGCAGATAAAAACTATGCTCAGTATAAACGGCTTCAATCATTTGCTAGAAAAATATTCAAAGACGGAGTTGGTGACGAAAAAAATGTTAAAATAATTATGGGCCACACTGGAAACGTTGAAGGATTAAAAGAAATAATCGGAGCCGACAATGTGAGAAGTATAGGAAAATCTTTCGTTAGGGATATTCTGAAAGGTCTAAGTAAAAGCGGTATAGGGAAAGCGGATGTCGCTCTTACTGCTATAAAGGAAAATGCACCACAAATTAAATCCGCACTTGGACAGGCCACCTATGATGCTCTTGTCGATAACCTTCATTATCTTAGCCGCACAGGTCAACCACTAGGCGTGGCAAGAGCAAGTCTTTACAACATTCTCGACAATAGAGGTCCAGGGCTTAGTGGTCTATCTCTTAATATTGTAGGAAGTGCTAAGACACTGGCCGAAAGTAAGGGAACCACGGTGTTTAAAGCAGGAAAAGATGCGGCCATAAATGCTAGTAGTAAGGCAGTTTTGACAGCTAACAAGTCTCTTCCTGGTGCCAGTAATTTACTAACCGACACGACTCAAAGAAATATGTCCAGCTTCCCAAGTTATAAAGGCGGCCAAACTTCTCAAAGAGAAAAAGATATTGAGGCAAGAAAGCGCGCCATATCGGGCGGAAAAAATAATAATTTAGAGGGAAAATAAATGAGCTGGTTAAAAGGTTATCTATACAGAGAAGTTGGGCGAGAAATTGGTAAAGACAAAGGCGAGGCAGTTTTTTTTAATCCAGAAAACGGGCTGCTTATCGTTAAGGATGGCACGGATCCATATATTACATCACTCGCCGCTATGTCTCAGTTTAAGCTCGGACTATTTGATCAGTCTTTTATCGAAAAGCTTCTAGAGGTTCACTACCCCGAAGTCATTGAAGAGGTTAAGTTTGAAGTGGTTAATAATAAATATAAGGCCAACAAGAAACGTTAACGCAAAGGAGAATGGTTATGAAAATATTTGCAAGTTTTTTTCCGGCAATAATTAAGTCAGTTTTAAGCGTAATTGTTTTCATTGCAAGTATTGGATGGGCCGCTTATGGCATGGTTTACGTAATTGTAAATGCGGAAGGGGTAGACATTAGGCGAGAAGTAAAAGAAATCAGAGAAAATGATATTAAGCATATTGATAAGAGGTTCGACAGGATTGAGAAATTAATTCTTGATTATAGATAATTTTTATAATGTCTTCGCTTAACCAAAGCGTGGCAAGCAAAGGGTTATTTATATGATTAAAATAACCGTATAACTTAAAGGAGATTTATTATGGCCAAAATTTATATCACTGAGCATGAGTATCCTAGATATTTTCTAGGTTCACCGCTTCCAGTGGTTTCAATGCCTCCTATTGTGTCTCAGACGGTAACAATTGGGGGAGCCTCTGCACAGTCAGCTGCATTTAATGCTGCTACAAAACTTGTATGTATACACTCTGACGCCATTTGTTCAATCGAATTTGGCTCAAATCCTACAGCAACCACTAGTTCGAAAAGAGTAGCGGCAAATTCTTCGGAATATTTTGAAGTTAATCCAGGCGATAAAGTTGCAGTAATCACAAACACTTAATAAACGGGTAATTTATGGGCATGATGTCAGTTTCTTTACCAGTAGTTTCCTCTGCTTTAAATGATGTGCTTGCTATTCTTGAACTGGCAAGTGAGCCAGTCAAAATAAAAAAGCTTATCAAGGAACTTAACGAAGCATCTTCAGAGTATCTGGAGAATAAAGCAAGCTTTGACTTGCAAATTGAAAAGCTTAAAAAAACCACATCGGATCTAAACGCAAAGGCATCTGACCTGGAGTTAATTAAAAGTAAGTGCGATGAGGCCAAGAAATTAACCGATGGATACGTTAAAGAGTATGAAGCAAAGAAGAAAGAACTTTCTATTTTAGAAGAAGTGCTTAATGCCAGGTCTGAAAAAATAGATTTTGAAAAAAGCCTAAACGATCAAAATTATTTCAAGGCAATCTCTCTTTTGAAAATCAAAGAGGAAGATCTGGAGAAATCAAAAAAGGGCCTAGACAAGCTAGGGATTGAGTTCAAGGAAAAAGTTGAAAAGCTTAAGGCCGTAACTGACTTAATGGAATAAGGAAGTGTTATGTCTAAATTTTTAATAAATATGGGAAGATTTTTATTAAGAGATGACCTGCTTAATGATGGCGGTGGAGTAGGGGTCTTTTTACTGCTCGAAGATGGAACATTTTTTTTCTTAGAAGATGGATCTTCTAAAATAATACTAGAGGCTTAATTATATGAGTTCAAAAATATCGGATTTAGCATCAAAAGCAACCCCCGTTTCAGCGGATACTCTTCCGATTGTTGATAGTGTAGGTGGTTTAAATAAAAAAATAACCATTGGCTCTATGCCTATTTCAACTGCGCAACAAACAGCTATAGATTTAAAAGAAGCTTCAATTACCGCTACAACCTCAGCAGATTATTATCGTGGCGATAAAACTTTTCAAACATTAAACAAGTCAGCTGTTGGTTTAGGTAACGTCGATAATACAAGTGATGCAAACAAGCCCGTTTCAACATCGCAGCAAACTGCCATAGATTTAAATCTTTTAAAATCTGGCGGCACAATGACAGGAACTTTAACTTCAAACGTTTCATCCGCGGCAAGCACACCTTCCATAACAGTAATCGGATCACCTCACTCGGCAGGTTCATCGACAACAAATAAGCCTTCCATACTATTAGAACCGTCCGGCACAAGCTCAACAGGGTGGAGCGCAAATGGGACAATGTACGGATCAAACTCTGAAACATCATTTACGGGTAATCATTTTGACTATCAAATAAATGGAGTGTCCTCACATAAATTTTCTGGAAATATTACAACCCCACTTTTTACGACAACTATAGCGAGTGGTAACGCAAAGTGGTTAATCACTGGAATGGGTAACGGAAATGAATTTATGGTTGGTGCAACTACAACGTCAACGGTTCCGTCGCATAACTATGTTTCAGCAGGTTCAAACTCAGTAACGGTAAACGCAGGAAATGCAGGGAATGGAACTGTTACGCTTTCAGGGCATGTAGTTGTGCAAAACTCTAAAGAGCTTAGAACTAGCAACTCAAGACCGTTTATGATCCCAAGTGAAAGCACTGGTAACGTTCAAGCAAGGGTAACTTTCGGGCCAACAGCAATCGCGGGGACTTCAACAAGCGTGGGAGCTTTTAATTTTAACGGAGCAGTCACGGGAGCATCAACAGACTCCGTACTTCTCGCAGGTGTTATGTCAACGCAAACACTAAGTCTACATACTGCGGGCCCATTAGGTATAGGAAAACTTTTTGCAGATTCTTTTACATGCACAGCTAATAATCAGACAACGTCAGCAATAAGAATTGCACCAGCGGCTTACACAAATAGTACGTTTACAGGTTTAACAAATCGAGTACTAGAAATCACTCAACCATCATCAACTTTTACAGGATCGGGCGTAGCAAATATAGCATTAGTTACAGGTGGTGTTTTATCCACAATGACTGCCACGACCGAAGCTATAGACATAAATTTAAATTTGTCACGGAATGTTCAATGGGCAACTGGTTCAATTGCTACTCAGCGAGCAGTTGTTATTCAACCGCCAAATTATTTATTTGCAGGAGCATCAACTATTTCGGATGCATCGACATTTGACATTAGTGGATCACCAATAGCAGGAGTAAACGCAACCATTACTAGATCATGGGCCGCAAGATTTTCTGGAAATGTAGCTATATCGTCTAGTTTGTATGTCGGAGCAATTACAACCGCGCCAACATCAACCATACACTCGGGCGGCTCTTTTGCAACGGCAATCAATACTACAGCTTTTACCGTCAATACAACACTTGATTCCACTCATAGTACTGCTCGTTTCAATTGCACTTCAGGAAATTTAGCTTGTACATTGCCTACCGCATCTGGGTGCACTGGTAGGGAATATGTTGTTTTAAAAACTGATGCAACGGCGAACACAGTTACAATATCTGGAATTGCCGGAGGGCCTAAAGTTTTTTCAACTCAATATGCAGGATTTAGAATACAGTCTAATGGGACAGATTATAATGTAGTAGGAGCATTTTAAATGAAATCTCAAAATATTCAAACTTCAGTATCACTATCGGGAACTGTTGACATGATAGAATCATATACTGACAATTTACTTATTCATGATGCTTCATCAACTGCTGCAAGTTTATCAATTTTAATGCCAGCGACTCCGCTAGACGGACAGTCAATAAATGTCTGCACCGTTAACGGCATAACAGCTTTAACATTTCTTCCGTCTGGAATCACGATAGCAACGGCGGTAAATACACTGGCCGCAGGTTCATCAGTGACTATGACTTACTCGGCACCAAATAATAAATGGTATAAGACAACTTAAAAAAAAGAGGGATCATGGCACTAAATTTAAACAAAGAGACTCGGTTCAAAGTTCAGGCAGGCTACTGGAGAGTAACAAAAATGGTTTTTGACTGGTACTTGGGAAACACGCAGGTAGTACTGAGCCTTTTCATTGATGGTTCACCAAATGGTCAGGCAGGCGAGGCCATTGAACATAGAGAATTTTTTTTCAGTGGTGAAAAGACAAGACAACAATGTTATGAGCTAATTATAAATGAGCCTGAATTTTTACAGGCCGTAAATGCTTAAACCCCGAGGAGGGAGTATGGAACAAGACAAAATAGGAATCTCAGATCTATGTGTTTGTATCGAGCTTGCTGCAAAAAATATAATCCTAGGAATTGAAATAGGCAAAGACGGTGTAAATGCTTCTGACATTATTCATGTCCCGAAATTGGTTGAAAATATTAAAGAGCTAGTAGAGTTTATTGCATCAAAACCCGAGCTTGGAAAAGAAATAAAAGATCTTGATCCAATGGAGGGAATTGCATTGATACAAAAAGCTTATAGCGCGTACAAAGAAATTAAAGAAGAAGCTTAATGAGTCTAACTCTTGTTTTAGGTATTTTAAAAGAAGGTTTAAAGCTTTGGGGCTCTAAGGAGTCCACAAAATATCTAGACAAGGTTGTTAAGCTTGAAAAGGAATATTATGATGAGTTCTCCAAAAATGAAGATAACCGCTCTCAGCTTTATCTTGATGAACGGATGCGCGACCTTAAATCAATCGCGGAAAATTTCATCAAATTCGCTAGTAAAAAGTGACGGCGTTTCACTGGTTTCTTTTAACCCTAATATTCCTTTCCCTCATGACCAGGCCTTCTTTCCAATGGAAAAAGACTTGTCTGGAGTCTACTACTCATGGAGAGAATGTACAAAAAGGTTTATTTTGTGCACTAGATGGGAACTTAAAAAGGTTTCTTTTAAGTTTAACAATCCAGAAGCAATGAGCTTTTTCAAGAATAATGACTTTGGATTAACTAAAAGGCAGTCACCTTGAAACTAAAAGAAAAGAAAGGCAAGGGCCAAGGCCTTGAAGTCCTAATTCAGAAATACATCAACGCAAAAGGACAAGAAAAAAAGAATTTATTGGCGATTATAAAAAATAAATGCCCAGATTTTAAAGAGGTAAAGAATTAATTCTACATCTTTTAATAAGCTCAAAACATGTCACCCTGACTTGATTAAGCTGGCCATGGCAGTTGATGAGATTTACCCAATACAATGCATTTGTGGTGAACGAAACGAGAAAGATCAGAATGAGGCATTTTCACAAAAAAAATCAAAATTAAAATATCCTAATTCAAAACATAATAAAAGTCCAAGTACGGCCGGGGACTTTGTACCAGATCCAGACAGAAACCCAAAAACTATTTCATGGGTTGATCTAAAAGAGTTTGAAATAATGTGTCTTGCATTTGAGTCATTCGCTGAAAAATACGAAATCAAAATAAAACTAGGTAGAGATTTTAGTTTTAAAGACTGGCCACATATTGAACTAGCTTAAGGATTAATTAATGGATGAACTTAATGAGATAGTGCAAAAGGCTAAAGAGCTTTACCATGAATACGGAAGGACACCATTAAGAATGGAGCTAATGTCGGCAGGTTGTTCTACTCACAAAATTAATAAAATAGGCTATCGAAACATCATAGAAATGGCAGGACTTTGCCAGTTATCGAAAGCCGATTCAATGATAGTCGGTAAAATTCCCAGGATTACAAATAAGATCTTTGAAAGAAGCGTAGAGGATCAAATTGATAACTATATTCCACGTACTGAATTAAAAGAGAATAACTTTTCAAAAATCCTATGTTGGCCAGATACTCACTTCCCTTTTGTGAACAAGGCGGCGCTGGAAAAAATGATTGATTTCGCTAAGGAGCATCGGCCAGATTATGTAATCCAGATTGGTGATTTACTCGATCAATATGCAGCTTCAAAATTTCCCCGATCACAAAACGTCTACATGCCTGAAGAGGAAGAAACTTTAGGAATTGGCATGGCCAGAGACGCATGGGCAAAAATTCGCGAGTATTGCCCAAATGCAAAATGCTATCAACTACTAGGAAATCATGATGTAAGAATAGCTAAAAGGACAATGGAGTCATTACCAATTGCAGAGCATATTGTTGTTAAACATCTAAAGGCATTGTTCACCTTTGAAGGCGTTGAAACGATTATGGACACGCGCCAAGAATTAGAAATAGAAGGTATTCTTTTTACTCACGGATTTTTATCGCCTGGTACTCATAAAGATTACTACCTCAAGAATGTCATTCACGGCCATGACCACAAGCTTTATGTGCAGCATCGACGCATACACGGGCAGTCTATTTTTGAAATGTCTTGCGGCTTCCTTGGGGACGTGGAGGCGAAAGCCTTAACTTATACCCCAAGCAAGCTTGCAAATTTTCAGTTAGGTTTTGGCTGGGTTGACAAATGGGGCGCTAGAACAATTCATCTTTAAAAGGATTTAAAAATGAGAGTTAAAAAGTTTAAGCTACTTGGGCACGATATAAAAGTAAATTATGTGCGGAAAATAACTGCACCAGACGGCTCTCACCCTTACGGTATTTGTTACGTCGAAAAAAACCTCTTGGAAGTTTCAACACACTCACCTAGTAATGGCGAAAAACTACCAGACGATTTTTTAAGCCATACATTTTTCCATGAACTTTCACATATGCTCATGGCGCTAATGAATAGACACGATCTTTTTGCTGACGAAGACTTTGTTGATATGCTTGGTGGTTTACTCGCTCAGTACGACTCAACTAAAAAATGACTTCGCAAGTCATTTACTTAAACAAGTGGCTCAATTGTTCAGACGATGAACTTAGAAAAAACTATTTAATGCAAACTAAAATCAATGAGGCAAAAGCTAAGTTCTGGTACGACCTGAATAAGCTTGGTGTAAATGATTATCAGAAATGTCTTTGTTATAATCGGTTTGTTCATGCGAATCGGGACAGGTTAAAAGTGGTTGAAATGCACGAACCGATCACAAACTAAATCCCATTATTTATTCCTCTTCTGTCTCACGCTAAACCCGTTTACCCCGACGACATAAACAGGGACTTCTCTTTTCTTCCTTACTTTCTCAATATGCGCTTTAATTTCTTTTTCTATTTTCTTACTCATGCTATTCCCTCTTTATTCTCATCAATCTTTTTAAGAATTTCACGGGCAGCATCTATCTTTTTCTGAATTTTAACATCCTCTTCATAATTAAGAGTAAAATAGCTAGTCGGAAACAAACCATTAGGAACTTCTCCTTTCGGTGCGAAAGATAACGCTAATGATAAATACTCTCGCATCATCTCATTTTCCGCTTTAAGCTTCACCATTTCATCAGAAACTTTTTGATCGATAGATAGATTGTGTTCATTGTTAAATCTTTGCTGCGCGAGTTCTGCTTCAAGCTTAGTGATTTCTTCCCGACAGTCTTGAATCAGCTCGGATACCTTGGAGTGTTCCATAAGCTCTGGATTAAAAAGCCCTCCAGCTATCAAATATTCTCTTATTCTTTCTAAGCAATTACTCATTGTCCGTGTCCTTTTGTTCCCCTCGAATTTTAGCGAGTGCTTCTTTACGAGTGGTTTTAAGTTTTCTTTCTGACCATAGCCACTCCATATGGAGCTTTAACAGCCCCGAGAGGTGCTTATTAAACGTACCTCTAACAGTATAACGAAAATTAGTAAAAGTCATTATGCTTTTAAGCTTATCTTCTTTGAACTTAGCCAAGCATGTGGCGTAGGTTAGAAAATGAATGTCATCAAGCCTTTTACACGGAGAAACTATAAGACCATTATCAAAGGCGTGTTTAGTGTTTTCGCTAACCGTGCACCACTCGATATTGTCTATCCTGTTATCTGATTTGATACAGTTCTTGTGATTAATAAAGTTCTTTCCTTTAATTATTGGAATAAAAGCAGTTGCTAGCAACCTGTGAACCAAAAAACCTTTTCCTTTACCGTCAATATTAAGCGTTACGCGTTTATATCCATTGGAAGTCGATTGCTTCATAATTCTCTCTCGTACAAGCCTTGTTCCTTTCTTGGAGCTAACTTTCCTTTCAGTGGACTTAACTCTTGCAAGGTTGCTGATTTGATAAAATCCTTGGTATTTGCCAATATCTTTCCATTCTTCTTTCACGGGTTAACACCTTTAAGGATTGAAATTTCTTTTTTCGCCAATTTCAATTTCTCTTCAAGCTCATCACGTTGTTTCATAACTTTAAGAATATTAATTTCATAATTCTCAACTTCTTTTTCAAGCTCTTTAATTTTTCCTTCTTGCAAGAATAAATTATTACCAGCTTTATCTAACTCGTTAGACATTTCTTTAATTTCTTTTTGACTTGAAAGTTTAGCGGCTTGCCATGCTTCTAGTGGATTTATTACCATTCTTAGAATAGCCCTCATGCCATACCATTCCTCAAACCCTTCACTCGCTTCATCTCTCGCCCTTGACATACCTTTGACTTTATCTAAGGCATACTCTCTCGCCGCATCCTCAATTAATTTTTTCATTTCATCCCATTAAACTTTTTATTCAAAAGATCGGCAAGATATTTTATATGATCTTTGCTTTTTTGATCTCTAATATCAGATAACATACAATTTCTTGCGTTAAGCTCTATTAAGGAATTAACCATGCCTTCCATCTCTAAAGCTTTTTTCTTCCATTTAGTTAAAGTTTCTCTTTCCATTTTTATTTGTGTTGCGCTCATAACTTCCTTTTAAGAAACGCGGGGCCACTCGCGCTACATAACTACCCAGTATCAAATTATTGTGGCCCTTTATTTACAACATTTCTCAAATGCATAATTTATAGAATATGGAACGCTAAAATTTCTAAGCTTGCTCCAGTTAAAGTCGTGGCCGTAACCTCCCAGGGAATGTCCGAGCCCTTCGTGTGCCATTGTTGAGGCCCAATCACAATCACTAATTGTATTATAGAAAGCGAACCTGTTTAAATTGATAATCGT